GATACAATTGCTAAATTTTTAGCATTAGGAATAGGTATTGCAGCAGAAGGATCAAATGCAGCAAAAGCTCTAGCAATAGCAAATGCTCTTATTGCAACATATCAAGGTGCATCAGATGTTTTAAAAAATCCAACAAGTGTTACACCATTTCAAAAAGCTGCTGATGTAGCATTAGTATTAGCTACTGGATTTGCACAAGTAAAAGCTATTACACAAACACAAATACCAGTTCTAAGTGTTGGAGGTGTAACAGCAAGTGGAGGGCAACAAGCAGCAGCACCACAATTACAAGCTCCTGATTTTAATGTAGTAGGTTCATCACCTATTAATCAATTAGCATCAGCTATTGGTCAGCAACAAAGTCAGCCAGTTAGAGCTTATGTTGTAGCAGAAGAAGTTACATCAGCTCAAGAGCTAGAAAGAAATAGAATTAGAACTGCTGCATTAGGTAGTGGTATGATAGGGGGAATTTAAAAAAAATAATATATAAATAATTATACTAATATGAAAATCATAGAATTAATCTTAGATGAAGAAACAGAATTCAATGGAGTTGATGCAATTTCTATTGTAGAGAATCCTGCTATCCAAAGTAATTTTGTAGCATTAAAAGATGAGCAAATAAGATTAGCAGAAGTTTCAAAAGATAAAAGAATACTACTAGGTGCTGTATTAATTCCTAACAAACCTATTTTAAGAAAAGGAGATGATGAAGATTATTATATATACTTCTCTAATGAAACTGTAGAGAAAGCAAGTCAAATGTATCTTAAACAAGGCAATCAACACAATGCAAGTTTAGAACATCAATATAGTTTAAAAGGATTAACATTAGTTGAGAGTTGGATAGTCCAGGATCCTATTCATGATAAGAGTAGGTTGTATGAGAACACTAAAGATGTTCCAGTAGGTACATGGATGGGTGCAATAAGAGTTGATTCTGATGAAGTATGGCAAAACTATGTAAAAGAAGGTGTTGTTAAAGGTTTCTCAATAGAAGGCTATTTTGCAGACAAAGCTGAAAGACCTAAAGAGAAGTTTAATGACTTTCTAAGTGAATTAGAACATCTTGAAGCAGAGTTTTTGTTATCAGAGATAGAAAGTATCATAGAGGATAAAGAAGTGGAGTTAGAGAGCTTTAATGATTATCCTGAAGGAGTAGCAAACAATGCTAAAAAAGGAATTGAGTTAAATGAAAAGATAAATAATAAATGTGCAACTGATGTTGGTAAGATCAGAGCAACACAATTAGCTCAAAAAAAGAACATTTCAGTAGAAACTATTAAAAGAATGTACAGTTATCTTTCAAGAGCAGAAGATCAATACAGAAAGAATGAGAATGATAGTGAAGCATGTGCTAATATATCTTACTTATTATGGGGTGGATTAGCTGCATTAGGTTGGAGTAGAAACAAACTAAGACAATTAGGAGAGTTAGAACTTGAAACTGTTATGGTTGATGACAACTTTGCAATAATTGATGATAGATTAGCATATTCTTCCATTGAAAAAGCAGAAGAAATGGCAATGAATATTGGATGTGAAGGTTACCACATGCATGAGATTGAAGGAAAGGAATGGTATATGCCTTGTGAGCAGCATGAATTAAAAGCTCCTTGTCAATCAGGTTATGAAATGTATGGTTTTAAAATGAAAAATGGAAAGAGAGTACCTAATTGTGTACCTAGTAAGTAGAAATGGCAAGGAATAAGTTTATAAGTGCAACAACTTTAATTAAAAAAAAAGTAAGAAGAAAAGGAGTTCATGCTAAATCTAAAACATCAAAGAATAAAGGATCAGACAATTATGTCAAACCTTATAATCAACAAGGAAGATGAGTAAAAATAAAAGAAAAAATCCAACACCATCATACACAAGTCCTATAAGATCTACAAGAGGTTGTCTATGTGATGACAATAAATATAGGATAGAATGTTGTGATGGAACAATATGGGGACAAGGAGTTGGTAGAACAGAAACTTAAACCAAAAATATAAATTTTTAAATCAATATAATTATATAGTCATGAAAGCAACTGATACAATAAGTAAAATCAAAAACATTTTAGGCATGGAGTTGTCAAAAGAAGTCAAAGAAGTAGAAGTGAAGGCTGAAGAAGTTACACTTGCTACTATGAACCTTGAAAATGGTACTGTAATTGAAGCAGAATCATTTGAAAATGGTAAGGAAGTCTTTATTGTCACAGAAGATGATAGAGTTCCAATGCCAGTAGGTGAATATACTCTTGAAGATGGAAGATCAGTTGTAGTTAAAGAAGAAGGTCTTATTGACAGCATTTCTGAAGCTACAGAAGAAGTTGAAGAAGAAGTTGAAACATCTAAAGATGATGTTAAAGCTGAAGATTTAGCTACAGATTATCCAACTAAAGAGGAATTCAATGAATTAAAATCAATGGTAGAGGAAATGAAAACAAATCTATCAGAAGTTTTAGGATCACAAAAAGAGGAAATTAAAAGGTTAGAAACTGAATTATCTGCAGAACCTGCAGCACAGCCAATAACACATAGTCCTGAATCAAAATCTAAAGAGATGGAATTTCAAATCTCATCAGGTAGAGTAGAAACAAGTCTTGATAGAATTATCAAAAAATTAAGTAAATAATATAAATTTTAAAAAAGCAAAAAAATGAGTAAACCAACAATTACTACAACTTATGCAGGAGAGAGTGCAAAAATGTACATTGCTGCTGCATTACTATCAGGAACAACACTAGAGAATGGTGGTGTAACTGTTATGCCAAATGTAAAACACAAAAGTGTTATTCAAAAGGTAGCTGCATCAGGTCTAATCAAAAATTCAACATGTGATTTTGATGATCAAGGAACTGTAGCAATCACAGAAAGAGTATTACAAACTGAGGAGTTTCAAGTAAACACTAAGTTTTGTACTAAACAATTTGTAGATTCATGGGAATCAGCAGAATTAGGAGTTAGTGCATTCACTAACATGCCTTCAAGATTTTCAGATTTCATCATAGCTAACTTTGCAGATCAAATTGCAGCATCAGTTGAAACAAACATCTGGACTGGAGTTAATGCAAATGCAGGAGAAATAGATGGATTTGAAACATTATGGGCAGCAGATGGTGACATTATTGATGTACCAACTCCAGTTGCAATTACACATACAAATGTAATTGAGAAAATGGGAGATACATTAGATTTAGTTCCTAATACTATATATGGTAAGGATGATTTAAAAATATATGTTTCTAAAGATGTAATGAAAAACTACATTAGAGCTTTAGGTGGGTATGCTTTAGGTCAAGGTGCTAATGGATATGAAAACAGAGGTCAAATGTGGTACAATGGTCAAGCATTAACTTTTGATGGTATTCCATTATTTATGGCATCAGGAATGTCTACAAACACAATGGCTGTGGCACAAACAAGTAATCTGTATTTTGGAACTTCTGTATTAAGTGATCTAAATGAGATCAGAGTAATTGATACTGCTGATACATTAGGTGATAGAAATGCTAGATTTGTTGCAAGATTTGCATATGGGATCACTTATGGTTTAGGAACTGAGATAGTTCTTTATAATGCATAATAGCAATTTACTGATAGTCAGTATCTTAGGTTAATAATCAAGTATATAGGGGGTGTAAAAGCCTCCTAATACTAAAAAAAAATAAAATAATATGAGTTGTAATATAACTTCAGGTAGAATAGTACCTTGTAGAAATAAAGCAGGAGGTTTAAAAACAGTTTACTTTGCAGACTTTGGAACATTAGGAGCAATTACTGAATCAGCAGGATTAATATCAGCATTTGGTGGTACACCTACTTTCTATGAGTATGATTTAAGAGGAACATCAAATTTAGATACTACTGTAACAAGTTCTTCAGAAAATGGTACTACTTTTTATACAGAAACCTTAACTTTACAATTACAATATTATGATAGAGCAACAAGTGAAGAAATTAAGTTGTTAGCAGTTGGCAGACCTCATATAGTTGTTGTTGATAATGATGACAATTATTTATTAGTTGGTCAGGTCAATGGAGCAACTTTAAATACTGGAAATTTTACAGTTGGTGCAAATATGGGTGATTTTAATGGATTCAATTTAACTTTTGAAGCTCTTGAAAAAGCACCTCCATCATTTATAACACCTAGTGTTGTAACTGCATTAGCTAGTTCTACACAGATTAGTACTTTTCCTACATCATAATAGTTAAGTGTTTTTTTCTAATTAAAGGGGGATCTTATGGTCCTCTTTTTTTTTTAAAATAATCTTACACTTTATAAAAAAATAAATAAATAGCATTATATAAGTATGATAATTCTAAGTACAGCAACATCAGCTCAGACTTTTCAGTTTATTCCTAGAAAATTTGTAATCTCAGGAAGTTTAGTTGTAAGAGATGAAGAAACTAATATTGCACAAACAAAACAAGTAGCTATTGGTAAGCTAGGAGATTTTGGAGCTATAAGTGTTGCATTAACTTTAGAAGAAGGCAAGTTTTATGAAGTAGAGTTATTCTCATTAGGATCTAACTGGGACACAGTATATGAGCTATGGAATAACATTACTATAAATTGGGATGAAGCTCTTACTCCTATTGGAGCTACATGGGCAACAGCACAAGAAGAATGGAACTTAGCAACAAGTAAATGGGAAGAACCTAGAGAAGAAGTACAACAGACAATATATAAAGACAGAATCTTTTGTACTGATCAGACTATTTCTCAAAGAGCATCAGAATATTATAATCCAATTAAAGGACTATATAAAGCAAGTACACAAGGTGATAATACCTATAAAGTATATAATGGATAATTATGAGTAGACAACACAGAAAACCTAAATTTGAAGGAGATATAAGAGTAGTAGAGTTAGCAACTTATACTTCTCCTAAAATTATAGAAGATCCTAGAAAGGATTATGTAATGTATGGTGAGGATAACAACTATTACCAGTATCTAATAGACACTTTTATGGGTTCTCCAACTAATCATGCATGTATTAATGGAATATCAGAAATGATATATGGTAGAGGACTTGATGCAACTGATAGCTCTATGAAGCCTGACCAGTATGCACAGATGATAAGCCTATTTAAAAAAGATGTCATCAAGAAAGTGATATATGATTACTACTTAATGGGTGGAGCTGCAATACAAGTTATCTATGGTAAGGGAAGAAAGCAGATAGTGCAGATAGAACATATACCAGTAGAAACATTAAGAGCTGAAATAAGCTCAGAGAAAGGTCAAATTGAAGGATATTACTACTTTCCTGATTGGAGTAAATACAAGTCATCTGATGAGCTTAAAAGAATACCTGCATTTGGTACATCTAAAGAGAATATAGAAATATTATTCATCAAACCATATAAATCAGGATATTATTACTATAGTCCTCCTGCATATACTGGTGGATTACAATATGCAGAGCTAGAGGCTGAGGTATCAAACTTCCATATGAATAACATTAAGAATGGATTAAGTCCTTCTATGATTATAAACATGAATAATGGAATACCAAATGAAGAAGAAAGAAGTATAATAGAAAGAAAAATATCAGATAAGTTTACTGGATCAACTAATGCAGGAAGATTTATACGATCATTTAAT